AATTTACTATCGGGTGCTTTTTGATATATTGCTAAATTCCTCATAAACTCCACCTCTGGAATTGCCTCATAAGTCGTCCCGTTACCTCGTAGAATGTTGCCTAACGAGGGGGTTGGTAGTAATGCGTTTAACCCCGCCTTAACTGCATCGACGGTTGGATATTTTGTGCCTGTACCATCAACCGCTAAACTATTTTGTTTGTTAGCTACGTCTTCCGCCGTATAAGCTAAAGCTGGTGATGCCACTGAACCGTTGGCCGTTGTACCTATTGAAGGTGCGAAAATAGCTTGCGAAATGTTACTTAAATCAACTGCATTTCTAGTTAAAACAATTGCACCAAGGTATAAACCATTTTCCGCAATATCTAAATCAGTGATAAAAACGTCTGAGTTTAACGCTGTAATTGCGGCATTAAGAGTTGTGAATACTCTTTGTCCTGGTTGTATTCTAATTACCCCGTCTTGAAAAATGTAAACTCTTTGAATGGTTGCTAAAGTTGCAGTAGCAGCTACTGGTGTAATTGTCCCGTTTAAGTCATAAATTGCTGGCGTTATATCTGTTATATCTGATCCCTCCACCCCTGTTTGAGTTCTATATCTAAAAGTTATAGGCTCTTGAGCGGCCAAAGTAAACGAATGGGGCTGAGTTGTTAGGTTGTCAAAATTTGCGCCCGATTTAAAAACTCGTCCTAATTCCTTTTTTATTTTTAAATTATTAGATACGGGAAAAATTCTATTTCCACTTAAAGAGCGAAAACCTAAAGCTTCTAAAATATCTTGCACCTGACCACCTATTTCAATATTGATAGTCGGTTGGTTGTCAATGTAAGTTACAGCGGAATTGTTTAAATGGATTAAAACCCCAATTCTTATAAAATTACGCCTTTGTGTAGCTGTTAGTGGTACGTTTGTGAAAAACAAATTTCCATTAATGTCCAAAGAAACGTATGTTTGTTTTTGAGTAGATAGATTAGGGATAACGTTTGCAATCTTAGCTACCCAAGTAACCTTTGTATATGTTGGGTTATCAGGATCAGAATGTCCGTTAACGATGTAGCCAAATCCTGCGGAAAGATCAAACTTTGCAGCATCGGTATTTATTGTCAAAATACCCCCCTGGTTTAATCCTGTTGGCCCCAAATTTTTAGAATTTGATGCACCTATGTCGCTTAGCATCGCAATAGTTCCGCTTTTATTTGGCAAAATATACTTTCTACTTGCGGTTAAAAGTAAAGTAGATAATCTAGCCATAAAACCGTCCGCACTTCTAAAAACCGTTTGACCGTTTTCGTCTGCTTGAGTTTCTTTTCCAAATAGATTTACATCGTTAAAGGTATTGCCTTGTCCTGCACCTTGCCCAAAAGCGTTTTGATTATCTCCCGTATTTTCCGCTCCTGCGTTATCGCCAAAAGCGTTTTGATTATCTGCTAAATTGTCTTTTCCAGCAGCTGGTCCAAAAGCATTTTGACTATCTCCTAAATTGTTTTTTCCTGCACCTTCCCCAATTTGATTAACATTTAAACCCGTTTGATTTGATCCCGCATCATTTCCAGCTTGAAATATTCCATCAACTAAATTCTTGTTTGCTCCTGCTGTGGCTTGTTGTAGTGTAATAGAGTTCTCTAAATCTTGAGCCGTACCCGTATAACCACCGTTCAGAAGATAGTCATCTACAATTGGTATTGCGGGAAAATTTTTAATAAAATCAGGCTGCGTAATGTCTTGCTGCGCAGCATCACTTTGCACGTTTACTTCTGCAAAATCCTCAATATTAGCAAGTTTATCTTTTTCAGTAGTTGTATAATTTTCAGCGCTTAATCCTTTTCCAATTTCTTTGTCTACTTTATTTGTGAATAAATCGGTGAAATTAGATCCTACTTTTATAAAGGCGGCTCTTAATTTGTCGCCTAATCCATCGTTTGGCTCTGATACGTTAAAATTTTCTTGTGCCATAATTTAATAAAATTGAATTACATTAGTTTCTCTGGTAACTTGCTCTACTTTGTATTCAGGAACGGGATTTAACCTAATAAATTCCTTGAATTGCACAAACACATTGTTTCCCAATTGGTTGTAAAGTGCTGACAATCTTGTAATTTCGTTTAAATCAGTCCTTTGCTCGGGCTTTATAATTCCGTTTTGGCTTATTTGGCTTGTATTTATTGCAATATAATGACTGCACGAAAAATAAGCAAGCATAAAGATTATGTATTTATCATAAAATTCTAAATAAACACCCGACAAATCATCATTTTCAATATCCAAATTGATTTTATTGTACAAATCTACGCCTAAAATTGGTAAAATATCGTTTGTTTGTGCGATAACTATAAAAGGTTTTAATGCATCGGTATCAATATTTCCTGCAAAGCTTGTTAGTGCTGGAATGTCATTTTCTGTTAGCCAAAGTTTCATATCGTTTCTGTTTTATCTAGTTGCGTTTCTTCTTGAAAATCCTTAAACCACGGCATAATTTCCCCGTCTATTAAGTCTGTAATTTGCTTAATTCCGTCAACCCAATTTTGTCGTCGTGGATTTATTTTTTTACGATAAAATATTTTTAATGCCATTGAGTATTCGTCTGCATTGTTTGAAAATCCACCGCCTTGATTGTTGCCACTAAATAATATGTTCGGCATTCCGTGTGCGACCTTTATTTTGCGTTCAGCTTCCTCTGTAAAAAATGTAATATTTTCGCTTAAATTACTAGGAGGTATTTTGTCGAATGTTACTGATTCTTCAATACTGTCATTAAACGATACAATTACCTTTGCGGTGTTCTTTGTACCTGACACTCTATCCCTTACCTTTTCGGCTTCACTTCTAGCAAGTTCTGGCGTGCTTTGTCTGCCTTGATTATAATTTACAATTACTACATCATGCGCAGAATTTTCAATGTAATTTGAAGCATAGTTTCCTACGCCACCTTCAAACTTCGCAAAAGGAATACAACTAAAATAATCTGGTACGGCAAAAAAAGGCTCTGATGTTGGCTGTCTTACTAAAAGTATTTCTAAGTTTTGACCTTCCGTGTATTGACCCGTGAATCTTGGGTAAAGCTCGGGACGGTAACGTTGTTTATTATCCCAATCATAGCTAAACCAATATCCCTCAACTTCTAAAGAGAGTTGATTGTATTTAATTCCTAATTTATAAATCGGAATGTATTTAATTTTTAGCGGTGTTTTTGTTTGCTCGTTCCAAATTACTTGAACCGCAAAACCGCCATAAATTCCATCGTCTTTGCACGTCAATAAGACGTCTTCTGATGACATATACTGTATTAAATTAACTTTACCAACGCCCTCGTCAATTAGTCCTTCACCGTACATATAAGTACGAATATCGTTTAAGATTGAACTGTTTGTAGGACTATCTTCGTACGCATCTTTATAGGTAATATAATTTGCGTTATTTACGTTGTTTTTGCTATTTAAAATATAGTCAATACCTACTCTTGGCTTTATGTCTATGGGTTGATAAACGCTAAACTTTTCAACTTTATTTTCAAAAGTAAAAGTTTGCAAACCTTTATTTATACGTGAATCGTTCGTTTTGCTCGGCATAATTAAAATTTTGAATGTTTGTCCCTTCTTTTAAAATCTGTATTTTACCTAAATAAATAACATCGTTTCCCTTTTTTAATTCAAATTCAAATTTATCTAAAATCTTAAATTGAGCGGGTTGTGTTGTAATTGTAATTTCTAACTTTTGACCTACGATAAAAGTAAACGCTGGAGTAATAGTTGTACTGCCTGTTTCTTTTCTTAAAGTCAAAGTTAAATTATCGTTTTCAAGTGGGTAAATTCTAGGAATTAATGAAAAAACTAAGGGTGTATTTAAAAAAAGTACTTTCATTTTATTTTTTGGTATAAAAAAAGCCGTAAATAATACGGCTTTCTGTTTAGTATTTTAGAATTATACTACTGCCTTTAAAGCTGCTGCATACTCTATTAAAGCTGGTGCTGTAAGTAAATATTCTCTTGAAAAATCAGGCTCCATTGTTTGGAATGTCACCGTAAATCCGTTCAAATCTCCAATTGTACCACCTGTTTGATCGTCAATAGTAATTGCCATTGCTCCATTTTGCGAACCTGCAACCGTAACTGTACCGTCTTTTCTCTCAAGAAATAAAACTACTTCCCCGTCCAATAATTTCTTAACATCGGTAACGGTTTTAACACCATCAGATTTTGGAACGTTCAATATAATTGGCAAATTTCCCGTAACTCCCTTGCTTCTATTATCGCCACCACTTATTCCATTTTCTACGTAATTAGCTGTTGTTGCTTTTACTTCAAATCTCGCCAAAGTTGTTGAAGCAAACGAAGTAGCAATCTCAAGTACTCCTGTTGCTGTTGTAACTACTTTTGTAAGCGAATTGAAAACTCCAATTGATACGGCGTCTATTCCTGCTTGTCCTGATATACACGCTAATTTTCGTGAACCTCCTAATGTAACACACATATATTTTTTAGTTTAAAAAAGGGCGTATTTTCAACGCCCTTATTATTTTTTATCCTCCGTAAAGAACTCCGTCTCCTTGTGCCATTACTGTTGCGTCCAAAGTATAAATAGTTCGTACAAACATTACATCACTATCGTTGTCAACTTTACCAGTTTCAAAAGAAGCTACATCAGCCGTTGAATCCGTTGAAAAGTAAATCACAGAAGGTCTTTGAACATATACAAAACCCGTAGGAAATGGTACAAATTCAATCACAACTCCGTTGTATGAAATTACTTCGGCTGTTCCAGTTCCAGTAACTAAGAAGTTTACTTGTTGTGCTGCTCCGACTGCATTATTTGCGATTAAGATTAATTGTCTGTGCGCATAAGGTGCATACATAACTGGCAATTCAGCTGCTTCAAAACTCTCTGGCTTTACTGCCGCAAATATTTTAGCATATTCAGCGGCAATATTTGCAGCCGTTACGGTTGCACCTGTTACTTTAATATACGCTCCTAAAGCTGTTTCATCAAATAAAACTCTTGACAATACACCATCTACTCCTGCTAAATCAGCCGTGTAAGATGCTACTGCTGCTTTTGCAGATGCAGAAATGCTACCTTGTGCAGCATTAGCTGTTAATCCCGCAATTGATGCTTGAGAACCTGCTGAAAATCCTGCCCAAAACTTTAATTGTGCGTCTTGTGAAGTCTTTGGTGCGGTCAATTGTAGTACTTGAGTATTGAACTCTGAACTGTCAATATTTAACGCTCCTTGTGCCATATCACGATTAAAACGTGATTGTCTTAAAGCTTCCATTTTAAAGGTGTACTTGTATTCAATCTTTTTAGGATTGGCTACACGGTCTTTTAATACGGGACCACCTAAAGAATTTAATCTCTCGCCAGTATAAGCTTGACCCACTACGTTAACTGCTGTTTCCGTAATAATTGTGGACGCTTTCACATCGTCTGCGAAATTTACCAAACCTCTTTCTACTGTTTTATTCAAGAAAAAGATTTCTTGAATAATTGGTGAAACTGCTTCCCCTCTAATTGCTATTGGACTATAAGTTATTGCCATTTTATTTTACTTTTTTATTGGTTTTTTTTTGATTCTCGATATTTTTCTAGCGAAGTCATTTCTGAAAACTCCTTTGATTTTGGTAAATTTTGGATTGCTAATTTTTCCGCTTTAAAAACTGCTAAATCATTTTCAGCTTTAACTTTTTGTGACTTCATAGTTTCTAAAGTTGTAGCATCTTCCACGTCTTTAGCCTGCATAGTTGCAATTTGCTCTTTTAAGTCTGCATTTTCAACCATTGCGGCATCGTACATAGTCTGTAATTCAGCCATTGGATCTACAGGTGGGTCTAATACTGGAACCTCTGGCACTTCTGCCATGTCTTGCATTTCTTTATCATTCATCATAAATAAAGATTTTGCAACCTCTATGACTTCTGCTATAAAGGATTTTTTTTCTTGTACATTCATATTTGTAATTGGGTTAATTATTTCGTAATCTAAAAACGCTTCCAAACTGATACCGTCAACTTCGCCTGTTTTGATGAACTTTTCCCAAACTTCATCGTTGTCTATTTTAAAACCAAGTATCAAGTCGCCCGCCTGAACGTCTTCCATTAAAAGCGTTTTGCTTTTGTCTAACTCTGGGTTCAAAACTATCCAACTTTCAATCGGGTACACGCCTGTAATTGATTCATCGGAATGATTTAAACTCATTTTAGCCAAACCTTGATTGTTGCTTTTAAAATAAGACTGCTGCATTTTCTCAACTTCCTCAGCATCAAAAGTTATATAAGCTGGTTCGCCGTTTATATCTTTACGAAAAATTTGCTTATTTGGTCGCATTGCCACAGAGTAAATGATTCGTTTTTCTTCGTTTGCAAAAAATACGGGTTTGTTTGATTCCTCGGCAAACTTTGAAAGTTTAGTCTCAACGGCTGCTCCCAATACTATTGAAAAACAGTTGACATCAGTACCCTTTTTTAATTTTGCTTTGTAAACTTTCATACTACAAAGATTGCGTTAATGGTTTATAGTTTTGGAAATGTGGCACACAAAAAAACCCACTCGTTATGAGTGGGTTCAATTAGTTGGTTGTGCGGGGTTGTTTAATCAAATTTGCAATTAATCATTACTTTATGTGAACAATAGCAAATGTAGGTAATTATCACGCCTTCTTCAAAACCATCATTTAAAGGCGCTAGCCTCTCCCCTATTCTTGGCATAATTCCTTTTTTTAGTAATTTTTTTAATAATTTTTCTATTTGAATAAATCCTATATTGTAAGCTTCCTCAGTAATAAAATTAGTAGGTAAGTTTTCAATTTCTAAATCTATTTTGTATTTCATAATTATTTAAGATTTTTAATGTAGGTTAATATTTTTTTAGGAGTTTTGTAAATTTTTATTTCAGCAACGGCTTTTGCTAAAAAGTGATTGTTTTTAATTTTCATGTATTTGTTTTTAAATGGTTATTTTACTTCGTGAATTATTGGGTATTTACCTATTTCTGAAATTGCTTCTAGTGCTTTGTCTAAAGATTTGTAAGGAATACTATCTAAATATATCCAGTCTGTTTTTTTTTCTGGAATCCATTTAGTAGTCCAAAATCCTGCTACTTTGGTTTCACTAATGTACTCCTTGTATTCTTGAATGTAAAATACTTTTTTTTCAAGTTGTTTTACTCTAAATTCTGGTTCCATAATTATTTTGTTTAAACAAATATACTACTTCTTACTAAAATATTGAAACAATGCTTCACAAATAATTTCGCTAATTGAACACTCCCGCTTTTTTGCTTCTAATCTCAATTTCAAAACGTACCACATTCTTGGATAAGCTACGATTCTATTTTCTTTTGCCATTTACAGAGAATTTGAGTTTATTTTATTGTTGTCTAGTTGCTGTGCATCGGTAACGCTTTTACTCACTACAA